ATGAAAAGAATAACTGTCATAATCTTCGCGTCCCTTTTTATCTTGCTAAAGGGATATTCCCAGACAATAGAAGTCTATGAAGATTCAAGGGGAAACAAGTATGCGGCTATTAATTCGAAAGGTTTGCCGATACAAAGGATCAGAGATAAAAATGCTGACTTTTATAACAACATTCAATTATACGAGTACACCCCGACTGGTCAAAATACGAATCCTATTATTGATACTAATGGTAACCCTGTCTATGCGGACAGGATTATCCGGCATACAGATGCAACCGAAATCAATAAGACTGTATCTGCATTTTTTATAGTCTCTCCAGATATCGTATATAGCGATGGCAATGATAGCGAGGGAAAAGATAGTGGAACGCAAACAATGAATTGGGCTACGGCAAATGGCTATCTCGCTACGGCAAACAGTAATAGTTATAGTACGGAGAAGAATATTGCTGTTCCCAAGGGATGCGCAATGTATCGGGGGAAAGACGGTCAGGACGCTCCGGGAACATGGCGGATACCTACACTGCGTGAAGGAAGCCTGATTATGATTTATTATAAGGAATTAGAGGCCACAACTACCCAAGGTACCGATTGTAAAGCATTCGCCTTACCTGGCATAGAATCAACCACCTATTGGTTAGCGACGGAAAATACAACTTCTTCTCAAGCATGGTTAATGATAATTTATCCTGATGCGACAAGAGTGAAATATAAGTCTGTCAGAGATCTCCCCAAGAAAAGCTACTATTATCTCCGTTGCATCCGGGATATTCCATAGAATAGAAATAAGTCCAAAAGATGCAAAACATCTGATCAATCAAATGAAAACAATAAAAGCAGAAATATTGATGATTGAGGGCTCACCCTTTCCTGTCATTAAGGAAATATATGACCCTTTGAGTAGAAGACGGGATGGCACTGCTACTCCCCAAGCCCCTATTATTATAATCGGTAACCATTTAGATATGCTGACGAAAGATAATATTTGTTTATGTATAATTCCTGCTATAAATGAGAAAATTATTATAGAACTCAGAGATGTTTACATATTTTCAAGTGAAAAAGTCTGTGCTATTATCCCTTTGGTTGATGATGGTGAATATTTTTTGGCATTAAAAATAGCAATGGAAGGGAAGGAACGTTTTGTTTATATTTTCCCGATGCCATTGATTATTAATCTTGGAAGTAATGGAAGACCTGACATATCTTCATATTGTTCAGATAAGGAGAAGTAAAAGGAACATTCACCTGTTATAAAATAAAACCCAAAGAACGACAGACTATGATAACAAAGAAAGAAAAAGAACCCCTCTATTCTGAACCTGAACTTGAAGCGTTCAATGTTTACAGAAATCTTAGTGAACTTCCTCTTGAAGAAACTCCTAAATATCTTGATGAGTGTATTGTCGGGACTTGTACGTGTGGCTCGGCTATTTTCAATGTTTTTTCCAATAAACGTCAAATAACTGAGAATGATCTGGTGACTATTTTCCCCTACCAACTAGTCAGTATAAATGAAATCAGCGATGATTTCTCTATGGTATTTCTCAGAATACCCAAGAAGATGTTCATGGATACTATATGTGGCATGTATAGGCCTACCCTTGAATACTTTTTTTATATGCGACAACATTTTAGTTCACCACTATGTAAGGAAGAGTGTGACCGGTTTATACATTTTTGTTATATACTTACTTTTCGCGTAGATTCCCCTTTTTACTATTTCAGAAGAGAATCAATTATAAACTTGCTGAGAGTTTTCTTTTGGGATATTTATGTAACATATAGGAATAGTCCCAAATCAATGAAATCTATAAAGTATACACTTAAAGAACGGAAAATGTTTGACTTTTTTCGTTTAGTAATAGAATTTCATACAATTTGTCGGGATGTCGCATTTTATGCAGAAAAGATGGGTATTTCGGCCAAATATCTGACAATGCTGATGACAGAAAATAGCGGGCGTTCGGCTAAAGAATGGATTGTTGAGTACACTATTATTGAGTTAAAAGCTCTTTTAAGAGATTCCAATCTCGAAATAAAGGAGATTGCATTACGAACTAATTTTCAATCTAACTCTGTTATGACACGTTTTTTTCGTGAGCATACAGGAATGACGCCGTCAGAATATCGTGAGAAATTTTTTCTTTAGGTTATGACAATAACTAGTGAATGTGTTTGATCAATAATAATATCTTTTATTTATAGATATGTGAAGTGCTGTTATTTAGACACTTCACACATTAATACCCCCTTGCCCGTTACATCAGCTTTTGCCACTGTAATTGCTTTACCGGTGTAGGTTTTTACGACAGATGTTCCAGCTGAATTCCACAATTTCCAGGTATATGTATACATTGTCCCTGCCGTATCCAATTCTTCGCCATTACGATATAACATGGCTTTTGCATCAACATCATTAGCATTATTCTTTATAGTAAAACCTTTTTGGCTAACTATATCGACGCTAATCGGGTCAGACATGTCTGCAAAGGAAATTATGTCACAAACAATTTTATTTGCTGAAGCGTTTCCTGCGCTCGTATCTGTATCTTTAATCGAACATTTGAATGTTTCGAAATTGAGTACTGCATCTGCCGTGACGGTAATCTCATTGGTAGTCCATCCGGCTGTTATCCCTCGTTGGTTATTTTGTGTAAGGCAGGCCCAACCAATTCCTAGAGTAGAATTATAGTAAGGGCATGAAACTGCAGTACCAGAAGCAACTGCAGCACTGAGACCAGATGTTAATGTAATGACTTTAGTACTAGTATTTAAGGAGGATATGGTGTATTGAGAAGAACCTATGGTTACTTTAGCACCTGCCTCCATATTCGCAATAGAATTAACAGTCACAGTTGTAGCCCCTGTAGCGGCAGCGGCTGTTAAAGTCGTAGGAGAAAATATCGCTGCATCCTTTATTCCCCAAGCGTAAGTTACATTGGTATTATCGATAGTAGCACCACGCCACATGTCACAATGAGCTTTTAGCGTGGTAACCTCATCGTTCTTAAAAACTACCCCTTGTGGAGCATATGCAATGGCACAAATAGTTGCGCCTGCACTTAAATGCTGTGTAAATTGGATTTCAGTTCTAAATGGGATTTCTAAGCCGTTTGCATCAATATAAATGGCTTCAAATGTATATCTAACCTGTGGTATATTGACAGTCATATGGTTGGCACCAACTGTTAATGCGTATTTGGCTGATGTAGCTCCAATTGTACAGTTATCTTGTCCGCTTGTAACAAGTGCTCCATTTTTATACCATTTTATACTTCCACTTTTTACGCCAGGTGTTAGATTAGCTGAATTTCCAACAGAGGTTATTTGATCAACTGCGCCTTTCCCACTAGTGAAAAGTGAAGGAGTTAAAATCAAGTGTGAACCTGATGTCCAATTGGGAGCGTATGTGTTGGTATCTTTATTGAATACCTGTGTTAAAGGTTGATTTGATCCAATAAATGCTTGAATTGAAACTGCGTCATTCTGGTCAACAATCGTTATTTGTCCTCTTGCAACTTTTAATGCCATTATGTATTGTTTTAAGTTTTAAGATATATACAGAGATTAGTAGTATTGAGTGTTGTTTGGTTTAAAAAATAGCCAAGTCATAAGTCTGTCAATGATAGGTTTGATGTGGCTGTTGTTATCTTATAGTATCAAGAGTTTGATATTGTTATCTCACAATCAAACACAGCTTTCCGGTATACATCTTCTGCTGATATCTCTAATTTTTTACCTATGTGTTCTGTGGAATTCCATAGTTCATCACTCAGCTGATCGTTGCTGATTCTACGCCACTTAAAGTTATATTCTGGTATCTTATCTGTTACATCTATACCTCCTTTATATACAGTAGCACTCAATATAGTGGATATGATACCATTTCTGAAAGTTTCCCCATGGCTTGAAGCTACATATACAGAATATGAATCCTGTCCATCATATTGTTTGGTTATAGTATACGTTGATATAAATTCTGTTTCCTCCCACAATGCCTTATACCTTAGTGTTAGTATGTCTTGACCTTCCCAAACATGAAGAGAAGGAGTAACAACATATGTACTCCCCGTAGAGATATCTTTCCATAAATTATCAATGGAAAGATATTGCCATTTGCTGGATGTACTACTGAAATTGTGTTCGGTAGCGATCAGTTCAATTTTATCTGGTTGTACGTCTGTCTGGTCTAAAGTATCCACATAATGAAAGATATCAGGTCCATCAATACTAACCGACTTGGGAAGAAGTTTTTTTTGTGTATTCTCATCAAAATCTTCCCATCGGATAGTGACATCCTGTAAGGTAATTGTATCTTCTGTCCAACTGAAGCGACCGTTGGCCAAATAACCAGTACCATCCGGATTGATTATAAAAGATTTATTGCCAGCTTCAATAGACCCATCCTCATTTAGACGAAGTAGCGGATTTTGTATGGTTCCTCCAATGCCACCACGACAGAACCAGGCGCCAAATTCATCTGTATCAGTAAGAGTTCCATCTGTTGCTTGGTATAAGGTTGCTCTTTCGCCTGCTTCAAGTTGAGGAGAACAGAAATATAGATTCTCCAACATATGGGTCAAGCCTATTCGTAGTTCCGTCTCTTCTTTATAAGCAATGAGAAAAGATACCCAATACCGCTTCCATTCATTTTCTTTCTCAATATGAATTTCCTGATATGGTTCTCCATCCAACATAAAAGAAAGGATTCCGAGCTGTTTGGATTTTGCCCAAAACGAAAAGCAATATTTTTCACCTATGTGCTTCTTTTTCCACTCGCTGTTTTGGCAAATATATTCAGTTGTGGTGGAAGAAAGCTGAAAAACGTGCCCTATACCTGCAGGTGTTTTTTCTGTATCAGAAACCAAAACGGCTTGTACGAAATTGCCATACAAACTGTTTATTAGACAGTTCTTGTGAATACGACCCACATAAAACGTACTCGCAAACCCCGTTTTATCTCCAGCAGTCAATGTTCCGGCCACATTCACATTATGAGTGGCATATAGGTTCTGAAAGTAAGCACCATAACCGTCCAATACACCAAAAAGAGGGTCAACGATACCTTTCATTTTACCAATTCGTGCCTTTGTGCCGTTGGAAATGACTGCTATATCTGATAGAAGGACGATATTCAGATCTGAGATTTCACACCAGTCGTTTTCCCGTAAACAAAATGTCATGTCAATCAGCAGACTACGAGGATACTGTTCCGGATAGTCCACTGTAACTAACATCAGTTTATAGCTCCATTCTGTCTCTATTTCTATCGTATCAGTCCCTTCAATTTGCATCCCATCTGTATATCCAAAAGTAATTTGTATATTCTCCATGTGGTGAGATGCTCTGATTTTATAAGATATGATAACACGTTGGGGATGATGAATTCGTTTTTTCAATGTTTGTTTAAACCCTATAACATCACCAATAACAGGTACATTCCCATTTCTTGTAATCCTGAATACTCTATGAGCATCCAATTGCGAAACAAAATAGGTGGAAGTTACAAAGTCAGTACCAATGCATGAATATCTTTCGCTATCTGCTTCATCAACCCGGCCTTCTCCCATAATTGGATAACAAAGAGAGTTCTCAAAAGCCATTCCGTCTATGATATCCATAAAGGGAGCCTCAGAGTCAGAAGCAGTTAGGTACAATGCACCGCTTCGATCTGCATTGAACAGGTTGGTAGTTCGTACAAAATCGAGTAGTTCACCATTTACAGGTTCGTTGCCTTCAATAAGTGCCCCTATGAAATAAGAAGATTCTAACTCCTTGCCGGTTTTATCTAAAATTATATCGATTCCAGTTTGCAATACAATCATCAGGGAGTAAATCAGGTTTTTCCCATCGAGGTATTGTCTACGTACTACATCACCTACTTGTAAACCTTGAGTTTTGTGAGATTCAGGGTCAAGAAGGATTTTGTATCGGTCATATTTGTATAGTGACATGAATTGTTGTTTGGTTTATAGTTTTTCTACTTTATCGCCGCTGCAAGAATCGCTTACCCATAAAGAACCGTTGGTAGTATACATTTTCTGAACTTCCATTTCATAGATTCTCATTTTCTTACGCACTGTAACCTCATCAAAGGTTGCGGAGACGTTTCCAGTAGTTTCATTACGTAAAATAGCCCATCCTGAGCCCGCAAAGCCAGAGGAAAAATGCTCTGAACTCAAACTGTTTTTGAAGTATGCATTACCATAATGCTTGATGCCTCCTGTTGCGGATAATAGGTAGTTCTCACTGTTAAAGTATAGACAATTGTCTGTCAGTCGGGTGAGTGAACTGTCTATTCCGACATGCCCCTTTACTTCTAAAGGAATATTTGTATTTATAAAATCGGCATCCGATTTAATGAATAGACTGTATGAGGGGCTATTTAAGGGGCGGTAAAGGCTTGTAGAAATGCCATGCTCGAAACCGGTACAGCATTCTGCTGTTTCGTTTATCTCAGGGGATGTATATTTTACCTGAGAGATAAAATCCAACCTTTCTTTGTTGCCTTGTAAAGTGACTCCATTATAAGCACCGAAACGTAATTTACGTTGAATTACTATCCCCTCGTCCGTGTCATCCATTCGATAGGAGGAAAGTAATTCATTGCCATAATGGTGCCGTACTGTAAGAGCGTCCGGGAAATACCCCGCTCCGTATTTACTTACCAGAATGTTGTCTCCGTCTATGTCTGATAGTCCGGCAAGTAATCGAATTTTGTTAGTATGCTCGTTTGCAAGCAGCAAATCTCCGCCCGTTGCACCCAACTGGATATCATTTTTGTTGGTACGAATCAATACAGGTATATTGTCAATTTTAATGCCGTATCCCACAGCAAAGGATAAATACCCCGACAATGTCGTTCCTGCCTCATTAATATACAAAATGGTACGCCCATCTACACCAAATTCTGCTCCGTGCACTGAGTGTAGTATTCCGTTGAGCGTAGTAGAACCGGTAACTTGTAAATCTCCGGATATCATTCCGTTTTTCATCTTCCAGTCTATAGCCGCCTGATTAGCATTACCGCTGTGGTAAACAGGGCAACTACCAATTAAAACTGTGGATGGTGATATATATACTCCTGATTGTTTACTCCCAAATATGATATCTCCATTTGAATGTATGGAGGCGTCTCCTGTATCTAAATAAGTACCTTGAATATATGTTGTGGCAGTCAATCCATCGTAGACCAGAACTTTTTCATCTCCCAAATAGAAATTATTTCCACCTATCCTGATATCTCCGTTGATCTGAATACCAGAACTATTTTCATCTTTATATATATAGAAGGTGCGGTTATTACCAATACCGGCCTCAAAGCCATAGTTTGCCCGTAAAACTCCAGCCATGTCCCCTCCGCTTTTTTTGAGATATCCTAAGAGTATGCCTCCATTATCATTGCCTCCTTCACCTGCTACACTTCCTGAGATGGCGGCAGCAAAGCTGAATGCTGTGTTTTTAAGTCTTACACTGGTGTCATCACCTTCTACAACACCCCAAGGATGGATATCATCTTTCTTGTCCTGCGCATTGAAGAAATTGCTATATAGTTGTGAATAAATAGAATAGCATAAGCTATTCGGGTCTAACTGACCAATGTCGGGGTGTAGTTCAATACTCATTTGGTGTAAACCGTTTTAGAGAGAAAGTTTTGAATCTTTGAAGTTAAGGATGTGAAATTGGGGATATTCAATGCTGGCATTGTTCCCATTAAGGTAGGCGTCGTAATTTTGGAACACTCAGTCAGAAACTCCAGCATTAACTGTGCCAATTGATTACCTAGTACAAGGGGCTCGTTAGCACTCTCTTCGCCAATAGTCACCTTCTTATTCTGTATAGTGACACTGGTGCTTCCCACTTTCTGTTCCAACCTGTCTCCGGTTTGATTGATTTCCGACTTATCCAGTTTCTGTAAAATATGTTCCGGTGTTATATTTACTTCTGCCTGTTTGCCGTCTTTGTTTTTTGCCATAGTATGTATTTGGGTTGCCGTGTATTTGGTTGCCGTTTCATTGCCGGTAGCTGGTAGCTCGTTATAATCAGGCGAGTTGTTATCATCCGGGTCTAACTCTTCTGTTTCTCTAACTCCGATAGAGGTCTCTTCATGGGCGGTTAACTGAATAATCTGAGCATGGGAGTAATTCAGAACATACGTGTAATGAGTTGCCGCATCCATCACAATGGTAACATCAGAATATAGAAGGGGAATGATAAGGAATCCTCCTGAATTGTCCTGTAGCCCTGAGAGTAATACTCCTTTATGGATGATTGGTTCTGAGCTTGCTGTTTCATCCGGGAATTCCCGAACATCTATAGTGCCAACGTATTCTTCATATTCTTCATCATTCGGATTATTATGTACTTTGGCGACATACCCATGTACCATTCTTGCCGTACCTACGCCATTGATTCCAGTGGGCGCCATATCAATGCGTTCTATGCTTCTCCCCAAGGCTATCTTGCGAATAGCTTCACGTATCATTCGTTGGTTGGACTTTCCATTAGTTTGTGTTTTTTCTTCCATCAGTTCTGTATCTTGTATATAAAACGAATAGATTTTTTAAGAGGGAAAAGTGAATTCGACCTGACTTTTCTACATTTATTGCGCAATTTCGGTCTGACATTTGTTTGATATATCTATAAATTCGATATGACTTTTCTGTGAATAATGTTTTATTTCGATATGATTATTCTAAAATAAGTCATATATTTGCATTGTAAATCAATAAAATATGAACTTATGAGGCAATATTTTAAAAGACATATAGATAAGTACCTTGAGGAATGGAAAAATAGTGCCAACCGAAAGCCTTTGTTGGTGAGGGGGGCAAGGCAAGTTGGGAAGTCTTCAGCTATCCGACATTTAGGTGAAAGTTTCAAGTATTACATTGAAATAAACCTTGAACGCCAAAAGGATATAAAGACGCTGTTTGGAGATAACCTTAATGTGAAAACTATATGCAGCCAATTAAGTGTAATCTACAACACTCCGATTGTGCCTGGCGAAACTCTTTTGTTCTTTGATGAGATACAGGAATCTCAACGGGCCATATCATCTCTGCGCTATTTTTATGAGGACTATCCGGAACTGCATGTTATAGCTGCTGGTTCTCTTCTTGAGTTCACACTAAAAGAACTACCTTCGTTCGGTGTGGGCAGGATTCGCTCAATGTATATGTATCCTTTTTCATTCGATGAATTCCTCGAAGCACAAGGATTGTCATTACAAGTCAACTTTAAAAGAAATGACGCTGATTGTGAACACCCTCTTCCGAGACCGTTGCATGAAGATATGATCTCTCAACTCAGGTCTTATTATCTGGTTGGCGGAATGCCTGAAGCTGTAAGGATATGGGTGCAGACTGGTAACTATAAAGAATGTGCAATTGTGCATAATGATATATTGGATACCTATCAGGATGATTTTAAAAAGTATAAAACCCGTATTTCTCCTTTACTGCTTGCTCAAACATTGAAGTCAGTTGCATTGCAAGCGGGGGAAAAGTTTGTATACGCACAAGTTGGCAATGACATCGGTGGGGCGATGGTGAAAGAGGCTTTGTCGTTGCTTTCATTGGCCGGGCTGGTGACTCCAGTGGTTCATACCGCTGCAAATGGTATTCCTTTGGGGGCGGAAATTAATGAAAAATTCAGAAAGTTCTTGTTTCTCGATATTGGCTTGATGCAATCAATGCTGAAAATCCAGCCCAAAGATATCCTCATTGCTGATGAAGTAGATTTTATTAATAGAGGAGGCTTGTCAGAGATGTTTGCCGGATTGGAATTGATGAAGTATGATAGTTATCTGACAAAGCCGGAACTTTATTATTGGCAGCGTACGGAGCGTGGTACACAGGCCGAAGTTGACTATGTAATTAGCCGGAGAGGAAAGATATATCCGATTGAGGTGAAAGCCAGTAATTCGGGATCGATGCAGAGTATGTATAAATTTATAGAGTTGAAGAAAAGTGATTATGGAATAAGGACAAGTCTGGAGCCTTTTTCTTCCTACAAGGATATAAAGGTAGTGCCTTTGTATGCGCTATCAAATAAAGTTGTACAAGGAGAGTAATCGTATATTATGTAATATAGTTCAAGGGATTCCCGAGCCGGGAATCCCTGTTTTGATTTTACCTGTCTTCCTCTGCTTTATTTCCCTTTATCCGATATGGAATGCTGATTGTTTGCCTATATCCTTCTGTTCCGAACTTGGTGACTACTTCATCTACGATATAGACCCCGTTTTTGGACGGATTTCTATCGTCAATCAATTCGACTTGGACGGCAGTATTCAATGCCAGGTCACCGAATAAGGTCAGTTTCCCCGTTACACCATTCAAGTTGTAGTTTTTGAAGTATTCTATGGCTTCTTCTACCAGTTCATCTGAGTTTATCTTCATGTTGGAAGACATGTAGGGTGCAATGGTATAAGTACTCAAGTCAACCTTGGTTTTGGTTTTAGCTCCCTGGGCAGTCACATTTCCGGTAACTTTATGCGTCTTCTTTGATATCTGTGTGGCATTTATCGTCTGAAACTCCTTGCTACCCTTCTTATCAGGATCATATTCGGGATTTAACCGTATGGTTACTTCAAAGAATTTTTCGTCTGTACCGAGAGCTTTGGCCGTGACAGCCAGAAACTTTGGATCTGTCTTAACCACCTTCAAAGTGCTGTTTGCCACATGATAATCAAAATATATTTTGAAAGGGCCGGATTGCTCGTTGCCTGGGAAAATAGGCTGGCTTTTTGAAGAAGAATACGGACGTCCCACAGCTATGGCAGGCATATCATCCGGTGAATTCTCGTCGTATTTAAGAAAACAATATACTTTGGACTTTTTAGACCAGTCAGACAGGACATCGGCAACGGTGAAATTGTCGGTTATCTTGATTTGCCCGATGTTGATATCGAAACGTTTGGTTTCGCTGTGTATCCGGAAGCCGGTGTTCTTCAACAGGTTGTATTTCTCACCGAGCACGTCATTGACCTTTGTGCCGACTACTGGTGTCACAAATTTAGGGGCTTGTTTTAGTTTCAATTTATAAGCCATGTTCTCACAGTTCAGTTCAAGCAGGTTATCAGAATTATAGCCCGTGATATAGCCTTCAAACATTTTCTTCAATACCCCGTTGTAGCCTAAAGATATGCTGATACGTTGCCCGATTTTGAAGGTAGAAGCATCAATGGTATTGTGTGAGGTGCGTTTCTCAATGATGATGCCATCCTGCATTACTTCTGTTGTAATCCGTGATGCATCCTTGCCTTCTAATGTGGCGGCTCCAAGTAGAGTGCTCTTGAAAACAGTTCCTTTCGGAAAGACAACCTTTGCTGTTCCAATCAGCTTTTTATAGGATTCATTGATTTCTATTTCCTTCACTTCGGTCAGGGTGATGGGAGTGTTGATAGCCATCAGATTATCAGGGTCAGCATCTCCGATTATGATTCTGCAACAGAGTACATCAAGTGAACTTATAGCCATAACTTTGATATTTTTAATAAAGAGGACGGGTCAACGACTTCCGTACCGAATTTGACAAGTTTAATCCATTTGTTTGAGTGTTGAATAGCTTTATCTACTTTCTCCTGGTCGGCAAGTTTGAGCTCGACGGCTTCTGAAGGTTCAACGGCTACACAGTTCAGACTGTAGGGTTGTATGTTCCTGCAATCTGAAGAAGAAAAGGTGTAGCTTTGTACGATCAACTGTGATATTTTGAATTGCCGTAATATTGTGTTGTCACAAGTGATAACTCCTTTGTATTGCATCAACTTCAGGAACTTGGATACTTCTGCTTCGGGATAAATGTCGGGATACTTGCTGCTTATCTTTCCTGATATGCTAATTTCAAAGTCTCCGCCCGAGATGAACTCTTTGCGGCTGTAGTTTCTTCCTTGTACGGTTGTTAAAAGGATATTGTTCCGGCTATTGACTTGTACAAGGGGCTGTAAGTCTACAAATGTAACTAATCCATATTTTGAATTTTGCTCAACCTTTCCACTTGAGGAATCATAATAGGTTCCTTCATTAGAAATGCTGAGCTCCAGATAGTCGCTAACCAGATTTCCAACAATAGAGTCTGTGTAGTTTTTCTTTGTTGCTACGTCTTGTTGTTCTTTAATCAGCAAGGAATATTGTCCGGTCTTGTTGGCTAGACTACTTTGGGACTTTTCCTGAAGATATTTGTCGCGAACTTTTTGTTCCCAATACTTCAAATATCTAGGATAGGAGCGGAGCATGCCATATGCCAACTGTGAGGCGGTCTGGATAACTGCGCGTTTGAGTATATGGTTGTCCTTGGAGAGGTATTGGACCTGTCCGTCTGTCAGTTCGGCAAGCCCCATATTCAGCCCTCTTCGGGCTGCGTCGCTGATATATCCCCCGACACTGCCGTGGCTAATCACGCCACCACTCAGCAGGGTGGAGGTTGCAATTCTTCCTATACTAATAATTTTGGGCATACTATGATTGTTTTATCCCTCCCAGGTCGCATCGAAGTCGTGTACGACATCAATCAATGCCTGAGCGAGTTGTTCTTTAAGATTTTGTATTTCCGGGCTCTTCCCATCCTCTGATTTCAATAGGTTAATGGCTTCGAGGCTCATTAGGTTGGTGATATTTACAATCACTTGCTTCGGTGCGGCAGATGATAGTTTCCCGGTACCTGAGTAATTGCCTCCGGCGAGTCCATCATCGGCTCCTGATGTTATACCATTTGAATTGTAAGGAGAATCGTCCTTGTCCGGCTCATTGGAATATAATTCTGGAGAGAATCCGGCTTTTTGCAGAATGTTCTCGGCCATTTCGGCTGAACCGCCAAAAGTTTGCCGTAGGCTGGAAGCAAATGTGACAACCATGTTGTGTGCGGCTGACGCATTAGCCAGTGCTATTTCTCTCTCTTCCTTGGTTGCTTTCTTTCCGGGGACTTTTTGTTTCCATAGTCCGTCTTTACCTCTCGAATATCCGAGCTTAGTTAGTTCGGTGAATTTGAATCCTCCCAATGCCATAGCATAGCGGGCATTATGTTGTGATGAAAGGGCTGTCCGGTAGTTTTGGGCTATCTTAACGATTTCCGGCACAAGCTTTTCATTCATATAATTGGCATAATCGATTGTACTGCTTGCTTCGGCAGCAGTTAATTTGTCCATGCCCGATTTGTACAGAATGTTCCCTTTCTTATCTTCTGTCCATAGTTTGCGGTTTAAGGTAGTTCCGTCTTGTCCGAACACAGCTTTGGCACTCCTGATAAACCCTCCGATTTCTTCGTCGGTCTTTAGTTTTCCGAGGTTGGCATAGGCTTTTAGTATCCGTTCCTGACTGTCTTTCTCGGCGAGCGTGTGTATTGCTGCTCTTACATCGGACTGGTAGGCATCTTCAAAGGAGTATGAAGGTGCTGACTTCGTTTCGGCGGCGGCAGCGGAATTAAAAAAGGCCGTCCACCAGTTTCCTGTAAAGGCACCAATGGTCTGGCCGGATGCTTCTTCAAGTGTCTTTCCCTTCGTCACGTCATCAACGGCATTTTTGGTAGCAAGAGCCTGTTGGTACGTCTTCCTTAACGATTCGTATAGGCTGTCTATGCTTGGATACCGGTATTTTCTGTTCGCTCTGATTTCTTCCTGTACGGCATCTTTGGCTTCTTTTATCTTCCAGGTTTTGTATGCCACCCAACCGAGGGCGCCGACCAAGGCTGCGATACCTGCGGTCGCTGCCGCGGCTCCGGTTCCGATGGCTGATAAAGAGGCGGTTGCCCCAACCATGCCGTTGCCCGTTGCCACCTGCGAAGCAAACAACGGGCCGAAAGCGCTGCGTGCTGCCATCAATGAGCTGCCACCCATGAGACCGGAAGATAATAGTGCCTGGGTCATTGCTCCTTTACCAGTCACTCCGGCAGATTTCAGAGCCGATACGATAGCTCTTTTGTTGGCAAAGGTCAGTGTCTTGCCTGATATTTTTCCGCCAAGTCCGGTTAATCCGGTCAGTAGTTGGATGGTTGAGGCGGCAGCAGATTGTTTGCCTAAGAACCCCATCGCCACGCCTACATTGGTCAATGCTCCGGCAAGTTTGTAAAGCCGGGTTGCGACAAAACCTGTGAAGAGGATAGGTTCTATCCAATGGAAGTTCTTTACTATCCATGTGCCAAAGTTGGCAAGGGTTGACACGATGCTAATTAGTGTCCGGCCTATTTCGGCCAGTCCGCGGGATAGGTCCGGGGTACTGAATTTGGCGAGAAAATCTTTTAGTGCTTGCCGGATAGAGGGTTCCATCAGTTCAAAACCTGTCATAAAGCTTTCGGTAAGTTGGGATGTAACCTGATACCAGAGTCCTTTTGTGGTTTGTTGCTTCACCATGGCCAGTTCTGTTGAAATACCGTTTGAACCTTTATTCTGCACGGTGATTTCTTTGAGCTTCTCATAATTATTGATGAACTGCATGGCTGCATTTCCACCTATTTTACCAAAGATAGCCTGCATATCGGCCATACTGGCTCCAGCTTTGTGCAAATCTCCGAAAATATCGGCTAAGGGGCGAACCCTTTCTACCTTTTTGCCATATACATCGATAAAATGGGTAAACTTGACCTTCAGCCGTTCCAATGTTGCTGCCGCTTCTTTGGTTGGTTTGGCAAAACGGGTAGACATAGCTCTCAAGCCGGTACCTGCCATTGTTCCTTTGATACCTGAGTTGCCCAAAACACCAACGGCGGCGGCTGACTCGGCAAAGTCAATACCTGCGGTTTTCAGATAGCCTCCAGCCATCTTGAAACTCTCGGCCATTTCTATAATGTTGACGTTGGAGCGTGAAACGGTTGATGCCAGAATATCAGCGACGGAATTCATGCTGGTACTCTTAATCTTGTATCCGCTCATTATGTTCGTAGTCAGGTCGGCAATCTGACCTACGTCGTTATCGCCGATTAGGGCAAGGTTCACAATGGGGCGCATGGAATTGTGAATCGTTTCCATGTCCATACCGGCCATTGCAAGGAACCGGGTTGCTTGTCCGATTTGTACAGCTGTGAACTTGGTGTCTACTCCGATTTGCCGAACGTGCCGGGACATCTTTTCAAACCGTTGTTCAAATGTACCCAAATCTGAGTCTGCCACACGCAAAATGCTTTTCGCAGATTCCATTACGTTGGCGTATTCTACTGCATCTCTCAGTTCGGATTTCATGAAGTGGTATGCCATGTACCCGTTGATCATCGAAAGGAAGGGTAGATTACGAATGGATGGTGTTTTGGAGTATTGCATACGGTTTATGGCCGCACGGCGTCTGTTCCCGTATTTGGAATCTTCGATGACTGCTTGTTTCTGCGTTAACCGTAATCTTTGGGCTGCAAGCGTCTGTTGTCTCTTTTCATTCTGAAGTTTTCTCCTTTCGTCCTCCCTTTCCTTTTCCAGTATTCGGCGCATTCTCATCTTTTCGAGTTCCTCGAATTTTTTATCCCGTTTGGCATAAAGCTTTTCAAGGTTATTAAACGACTTGAGTTTATTGCGTATTCTTTGGCGGAATTCTCTTTCCTGTTCTGCTTCCGCCTTTCTCACTATACGCTCTTCTTCCTTTGCTTGTCTCTCACGTAGTCTTTCCTGTTGCTTTTGCGTCAGTGGCTTTCCCGGAGTGGGAGTCGTGGGCGGAATAACAGGAGGAAGAACTGGGGGCACGGACAACGTAGGTACGGAGCCAGGGATTACCGCTGGAATGGTTGGTATTACCGGGGGAACTATACTGTCTTCTTTCCCTTTTTTACCTTTCCCGTTTTGAATATTGAGCGTGATTTGAGAAGCACCTTTTATGTTGTGTAATAAAGTAAGTATCTCCTCCAGACGTAATTTGGCTGTATCGGTCTTTATCCGTATCTCCCTCTCGTTTTCGAGGTGGATAAGGGCTGAGTTGATTTTTCCGATAGCCTTCGTTATATTTTTCTGGGTTGCGGATATGGACAGGGCAGAGTTTTGGGCAGTCTTTTTAGCTAATGTCTCCTGGGCAGTTATTGCATTTTTATCAATAATTTTTTTAGCCTGTGACTTTATTGCCTTGGTATCCAGTTTCTGTCCGGCATTGATAACCAGATTGATGCCTGAACTCATTTCGCGAATCTCGGTCAATGCGTTTTTAATCCGCGTCAGCTTCTCTTCGGTCTGGTTGGTCTTGATGTTGAAATCATAGGTATAGTCGCGTTTTCGTCCTTTAGGGCGGAAAACTTCATCGACTTCCTTCATGATTGTGCTGATATTGCCTGCGGCCAGTTTGAAACTGGCATTTGCTTTTACCAGTTCGCCGATAGCTTCGGCAAATTTGGTAACTTTTTTCACGCCTTCATCCGCTTGTACGTTAATCGAATAATTGACGCGATAATTTTGGGCTTGTTCAGAAGTTATAGCGGGTTCTGTCATCGGTTGGTTTTTGTAAGAAAGCCCCTGTCACACTTGGGAGGTATGCAGGGGCCATGGAGCAAGAAATGAATGAATTGTCAGGTAGTAAGTGTGTTTGTGCTTCTCGTAAGTATCAGTTGTTCATGGAGCCACAGGGCTTCTTCTGATAACATTGCAAATTCTTCATCGTCGATTGTATCCAGATTGACAGATGGAAAGTAGTGACGTACGTAAATGGTTCTTTGGCGGATTCGCTGTTCGTCACGTACTATCCATTTGTCTAAAAATTTACAATCATACTTTGTCTGGTTGTGATAATCTCTGACAGTTGCGACATTAACCCGAATAAGAAAAGCGATTCATTGTCAACCAACTCCTTGTCGCCATCGATGAAAGAGTCTTTTGCCAGCGTACGCATGGCGGTTACTTCGTCTTTCTTGGAGGCTGCCATAAACTTTGAGAATTGCAAGAAACTTGGTTCGGCCATGTACGCTACGTAAAACTCCTTTTCTCCGCAGCTTGTATCTCCGAAAACTACCATCGGGTAGACTTTTCTCAGTTTCTTTTCGGCTTTGAGCTTGATTGCTTTCTCTTTGATTTCAGTTTCCTGTTCCAGTGTCAGTGTCATATCTTCCATATTTATATTTGGTTAAGTACATTCAAGAGTAGAGTTTTGAAAAGGCTAAAGTTTAATTATTGGTTTTTCCTTGTGCAAGACTATGAACTTGCCTTCGATGCCGCAATTTCTCAAAACCTCCGTATTCTCTTTGTCAAAGGCTATCAGGCAGGAGGGGGCACCTGCCGTTCCGCCCTGCTCGCCACTGACGTGGTAAAAGCGGAGCCTCCCTTTGATGAAGAGAATAGAGTCGGCCTTGCGGAATATTTCGTCGTGAAACAGCTTGGTGTCGGTTCGGGCAAAGGTGAGGGCGATTACATTCCCATGTTCGGCACAACGCTGTATGAAGCGTACTATCAGATTGGTGTCGTAGGGAGGATTGCAAAATACCCGGCCTGTCCATTCTTGTTCCAGACCGTCATCCAATATCGTGTAATGGCGGTCGGCCGTGCTCCAAGGGCGATTGATGGGTGAACAGGGGTCAAGGTCGAAGTGACCAAGTTTGCTTAACAGTTCGGGTGGTGTGAGCCATTCGTTTTTACCGGTGTAGGAGTTGCCTTCAAAAGTTACGTTCATTAGGTTAAGGTTGTAGGTTTAGTGATTATTTTGTGTGGGTTGTCTTGATCGTATAGATGTTTTTTTTCGGAAAGGTTTCAAATGGAGATAATTAAGGGTAGGATCTTGTGTCTCCGGGTATGTTGCACGTGAGAGACGAGATATGTCACATGTGCGAGATGGGGTGACTCACATATGTAAGGTAGAATGGTTTGCATATGCGAAGCATGGCAGGACATCCGTATGTCACCTGGTGGGACATGCGGATGTGTCAGGGTGGGACATGCGGATGTGTCAGTGTGGGACATACGGATGTGTCGGGGTGAGACATACGGATGTCTCCGAGGGTGACACACGGATGTCATCAAGGAAAACTCTAAGTCTCCTTATAATCCTATTTGCTATTAATCTGACTGAGCCATTAATATTACCTATCTGGAAATAATCAGTTTTGACCACATATTTCCATGCTTATTCTTCTTAAAATCGCATTTTTTAGTTATCTTTGAAAAACCTAATAAACGAACACGATATGAACGAAGCAAAAAAAAATATTGATGACGCTTTCCGTCGATATTATCGTCCGCTTTGTTTGTATGCAATGCACTATCTTCATGACATGGCATTGGTGGAAGATATCGTTCAGGACTGCTTTGCCGAACTCTGGGAAAGGCTCATTACAGAGAAAGAAGTCTCAAATGTGAAGGCATACCTTTATATGATGGTCAGAAATCATTGCTATGATACTCTAAAGAGAGATAACACTATCCATTGTGATTTATCACCATCCGATTTGGAAGATATAATTTCTGACGAAGAATGCGAAGAGCGTTCACTGATTGAAGCCAGACTTTGGACGGCCATTGACTCTCTTCCGGAACGCTGCCGGGAAGTTTTTCTACTAAGCAAGCGTGACGGATTAAAATATAAAGAGATTGCCGATAAACTGGATATCTCTGTTAATACTGTTGAAAATCAGGTAAGTAAAGCTCTTCGAATACTCAAGGAAGGCTCCAAGAAAATATATTATTTCTTCTTTAGCTGATTTTTTTTCATTTCTGCGTATATGGGGCACAGAACGAAGCGTAAATGAGTCGGTCGGCTGAAAAATTGGTGAGAGGTTTGTGTTTCAACGAGTTAGATGTGTGTGGCTGAAATGACGGCGTAAAACGAAGCGTTTACATAGGCTTACATTTGGTTTACTTTTGGGGCTTGTTGAGGCTCTTGTGGTTTACATGGGGCTTACGGGTGGTTTATATTGCGTTTCTGTTGGTGGTTGGTGTTGTGTTGGGGTGGGGTAGAATGGTGGCTGAGGCCACTTTTTTTATGGTGTTTCTGAAAATTAGTATTGCGAAATTATTCCATATAATGATTATTTGGTATATTTGCAGAAACAAAACGAGTGAATATGGCAAAGGTAATACATGTGCATCTGCTGCACAATATAGATGGAACGAGGCGGAAAGACTGGTACTTTAGCAGCATTTCCGCGGTTTATACGGTTTTGACGGCTGAACAGATCGGCGCGACGAAGAATTATTTGCTTCATGCCGGGCTGTCTGGCAATGGTACATTATGCACGAAACGCGCTATAATCAAGCAATCTACGCTTATTTCATGCTCTCGTGGGACAGATGATTAGGCTGGTGCTTTTATGGCGTTAGAACGCAAATAGAAGGCCGTTTGGGCGGTCGTGGGAATGGAGGTCGTTTGACCTCCTTTTTTTATGTCCAAAAATGACGAAAATAGTGGGTGGGGTTACAGCTGGGGTTACAAAGTGGGGTTACATTTTCTGAAAAGTGGGGTTACACATTCGGGGTTTTGGGGGATAGGATAGAGGGGGAGGGAAAGGGATAGTTTTAAGGGATAGGGTGGGGGAAACTGCCCATTTGCGATATAGGTAAAATGTGCAAGAATCTGGCTAAAACCTTGTGTTTATGGGGTTTCTTGCGTGAAGCGAACCTCAAAAGAGGGGGTACACCCCTCCAAATGGGGTACGAATGGTGTTGGAGGGGTATGCGTATGGTGCTATTCTAACCTTATGACACCGATAACTAAGGCTACTGCGTGAATGGCTGAGTATGGAAGCTCAAACGGATCGTATTTTTCGTTGTCCGATACAATGAGGACATGGTCTTTGTCGCTCCCAGGTTTTATGCGTTTAATGAGTGCGCCTTGATTTGTGTCTATAACATAAACTTTATTCCATTGAAAGAATAAATCAGACATCGGAACTCGTTGGCAAGCGACAATATCGCCAGAACTATATTTGGGGTACATGCTTGAACCTTTTACGGGAATGAGAAAGTCTGCGCCCTTAAATGCAGGTACAACGTAGCGTTCACATTCATATTCAAGTACGGTTCTCTCGTCTGTCAAAGCACCTGCCATTGCGTCAATGGGGATAAGCGGAATACCCTCGTGGCTGTTGTCTGGAACTGGAACAGCGATGCGTTTTTTTTGATCATCATTCGCCTCCCCCTGAATTTGTTTATCGGTGTTGTTTTCAAGCATGCTTCCAACTCCAATCATGAGCCAACGAGCTGAATACTGGGGATAATTTTCAACTATTGTTTGAATCCACTTAGACTGAATGTCTGTACCGTTGTTTATAGCACGGGACAAAACGCCCTTACTTGCGCCTATCTGACGTTCAAGAGCGCCGATGGTTATCCCCTCATTGGAGGCTATTTCCTGTATTCTTGATAAAATATTACCCATAAGTTGAAAATAATCCCCGAATATATTTGTCGGGTTGAAAATTATCACTATCTTTGCAACGTGTTCAAGATTGAACGAGCGGCCAAAGATACGAAAAAAGGCCGAGAATAACGAATTTTTGCAAATAAAGAATATGAACGACAACGAATTAAAGGAATGGCAGACACAGAGCGTGAAGCACAAGGTGGCAATGGTTCTGATAATGGATGGTGTTAGTTTCAGCTACACAGAAGAGGACGGCATCGTATTTACAGCACCAGAATGTTATGTGGCGAGATTGATAAGACGGCTGATATCCTGCTACGGATGTAGCGTAAGACCAAAGATAAACGAGGTAAAATGATTGCAGGATAACACGGAAGCCCTGGGTGCTGTACTGGATAGTCGGCAGGGCCGGCCTCGGATGACAGCGGGAAAGACCGCAGGGGTGGCACGGTTGCAATGGCTGGAAAGTTGGAATAAGCGAAAGCGAAGAGCGTAGGACAGCCACGGGGTTCGACTCCCCACACTCCACAATATGTATAACATCAAAACAAGTGAGACATGAAAAGGTATATTCACATTAAAAAAGAAGACCGCGAGTTCATAATGGCCTCGTTGAAGGTGACAGAGCGTATGGTTTACTATGCCCTCCGATTTGAAGGTGAGCGTGGAAACACTGACCTTGCCCGTAAAATACGCAAACTTGCCATGGAGCGCGGTGGTATCATCATGATTGTAATACCGGAGATTGAAACGCTTTACGATTCAGATGACTATATGCGCCAGTATCTTCCCAATGGCGTGCTGTTGGAGTTTCAGAAGAAAGGAGACGGAGGTTGTGATGTATTGCACAAAGGGACAGTTGTTCGCCACTATGACAATGTGATGGTGCGTGATATACCTGCTATCCAGAAGTTTGCAAGTGCATTAAGATAAGGGAGGCAGAATTATGGAGTACCACGATAACAGACTTTGCATCTCGATGCGGGAACTTGTGGACGGAGGCGTTATGACCGTTTCCAACTACAAGCAGCTCTCTGCACGCGGTCGCATAGATGTAGTGCGTCGTGGAGGAGGCTCCGCAAATAACTACGCGCTCATCGCAGTCAGCAGTCTGCCCGATTCCTATCAGGAGAAACTCAAGACCCTGTACCCCGACCCGTCGATGGAGGTGCTGCTTGCTTGGCTTGATGCCAACTACGAGGTGGACCAGGCAGCCGTGGCATATTTCAACGACTGGCGCAACCAGTGCGGACACGACCACGCCACCGATGCCCATGTGAAGGAATATGTGACCAATGCCAGTGTACTGAACGCCTGCATCAAGCTCTACAACAATGCCAAGGCGATACAGAAGACGATGGGTCAGAAGTATGACTGGAGCATGATGTCGCAAGCTGTGGAGGGCTACCGCATGAAGACCGGGCACACATTGCCGGCAAGCATGCTGCGCTTCCGCAAGAAGGTGAACGAGTACCAAAGAGACGGCTACCAATGCCTCATCAGCCGCAAGTTCGGCAATCAGGCAAGCCGTAAGGTGGACTACAGAACAATGCGCCTTATATGGTCGATAGCCGTGCAGCCGAACCAGCCGTTCAATACAAGCGTGTGGGAAATGTACAACTCATTCGTGTGTGGCGAGTTGGACGTGTACGACCCGGAGACAGGCGAGCTTTTCGATCCCGGCGAATGGACCGACAAGAACGGCGACCCGAAGTCGCTGAGCGAAAGCACCATCACCAACTATCTGAACAGACCTGATGCCCGTCTCTTTATTGCGAAGCAGCAAAATTCCTACACCACATTCATGCACGAGCAGATGCCCCACGTCCACCGCCATGCTCCGGAGTTCTCGTTCTCGAAGATTTCATTCGACGACCGCGACCTCCCCCGCAAGTTGAAGGACACCAAGGCAAGACCGAAGGCATACTACGCCTACGACGTTACGAGCCAGTGCGTGGTGGGCTATGCCTACAACCGCAACAAGAACGTGGACCTGGTTGCCGACTGCTTCCGTTCCATGTTCCGGCTGATAGAAAGCAAGGGGTGGGGCTGCCCTGCACAGGTAGAGGTGGAGAACCACTTGATGAGTCAGTGGAAAGACAGTTTCCTGAAGGCCGGCGTGTTGTTCCCATTCGTGCGCTTCTGCGCCCCTATGAACTCGCAGGAGAAATATGCCGAGCCGATGAACGGAGTCAAGAAGCGCAGTGTGGAACACCGCAACCACCTCGGCATCGGACGCTTCTACGCCAAGGACAGACACTACCGCACGGAAGCCAAGAAGGTGTTCGATGAGAAGAACGACACCTATGAGGACCGGCAGTACTACAGTTGGGACGAACTGATTGCCGACGATATATGCGACATCAGGGAGTTCAACAACACTCTCCACCCGAACCAGAAGAAATATCCCGGCATGACACGCTGGCAAGTGCTTGAAGCCAACATGAACCCCACGCTCCAGCCAATGGACAAATCGGTGTGGGCACGCTTCATCGGAGAGCACACCGAGACCTCCATACGCAGGAATAGTTACTGCAGGGTAGCATACAAGGACTGGTGGCTGAGCAAGACCGAGGTAATAGAAAGACTTGCCCCGAACAATTACAAGGTGGATGCCTACTGGCTGACCGACGAGGACGGCAACGCTACCGACGTGTACATCTTCCAGAACGACCGCCTTATAGACAAACTCGAAGACGTGGGCACGTTCAACACCGCCGATGCCGAGCAGACAGATGAGGACAAAGAAATATTCGTCGCTCAGCAGAAGAAGATAGCGGCATTCAACGCATACGTGAAGAAGAACGCCATAGCAACTGTTGGCATATCCAAGCCGGAACACTCAGAAGAGGCTGCACCACCGCCACCGCTTGAACTTCCACCGATGGAAAGCGAGCAGGAAATGGAAGTGACCTACCACATTTCTGACCCGTTGGCAGATTTATAGAATAATATTAGAATACAATTAAAATAACGTGAGACATGATAACGAATGAGAACAAGAAGCGGATATTGGAGGCTATAGCCACCAACCGCACGAACTATCCGAGCGATGCCAAGCACGCTGCTTCATTGGGCATCAGCACCTCGGTATATAGCGCCATCAAGAATGGTCAGACCGACAAGGCATTGAGCGAAGCCAACTGGATAACCATCGCCCGAAGACTGGGTGTGAACCTCAGAGGAGGCATTGAATGGAAACCAGCACGCACCGCCACCTTCGACTATATCACCAAGCAGCTGGAGTTCAGCCAACAGAGCGGACTGAGTGCGATACTATGTGATATACCCAACATCGGCAAGACATTCACGGCACGCTATTATGTGCAGTGCCACCGCAATGCCATCTATGTGGATTGCTCACAAGTGAAGACCAAACTGAAGCTGGTGCGCAAGATAGCTACTGAGTTCGGTGTGGGCAGCAACGGAAGATACAGCGACGTGTACGAGGATTTGGTCTATTACTTGCGCTCAATCGACACACCACTCATCATTTTGGACGAGGCTGGCGACTTGCAGTATGAGGCATTTCTGGAACTCAAAGCCTTGTGGAACGCTACAGAAAGATGCTGCGCCTGGTATATGATGGGTGCGGACGGACTGAAAGCCAAAATCAATCGCTCCATTGAGTGCAAGAAAGTGGGTTATACCGAGATGCTCAGCCGATACGGTGACCGCTACTCGAAGGTAACGCCCGATGACAGTAAGGAGCGTGAGAAGTTCCTGAAAGACCAGGCGAGCGTGGTGGCAAAGGTGAACGCCCCAGAAGGTGCGGATATTGCTACCCTGGTGCGCAAGTCGGGTGGTGGACTGAGACGAGTTTACACGGAAATAGAAAAACTAAAAAGAATGCAGGCATGATGACAAAGATAAAAGTGACTTTTTCCGATGGTAGCCGTCGGGTGCTCAAATCACCATGTGAGCTGGAGAATATAGACAAGAATCGTGAAGCAAAGTTCGTGATGGATAACCTGCAAGTATATCAAGGCTATTGTGATGGCGAGGTTGATGAAGACGGAGACTTCTGTATCATGCAGACCATTCACGGCATAGGACTTCCATTTAAGCGTCTTTTGGGCTGGTGCTATGTGACACCATGCAGAAACAAGAAAGGAGTGCAGTTGTGATATGGCAAAGCGAGCATATAGCCCCAAGGATGTGGCGAATATCAAGTGCAAGGCACTACCATTTGAAGGACAATGGAAAGACGTGTTCGGTCAGCCGGAAGAGGGCGACACATGGTTCATCAGTGGTCCCAGTGCCAGTGGCAAGAGTTCCTTCGTTATGCAGTTTGCCAAGATGCTCTGCGGTATAGGCAGCGTGTTGTATGTATCCTTGGAAGAGGGCGTTGGTCTGTCAATGCAACGACGACTTGCCCAATTCAAGATGACTGACGTTCAAGGCTCGTTCCGCCTCATTACCGATGGCGACATCAAGGCATTGGAAGAACGCCTGGCGAAACCCAAGAGTGCCAAGTTTATCATCGTGGACAGTTACCAGTACGCATACGAAGCAGGGTGGGAATATTCACTGACCAGGGCACTGATAGACCGCTTCAAGCGCAAGACCTTCATTTTCGTCAGCCAAGAGGATAAAGGCAAACCCATCGGCAAACCTGCCATCAGACTGAAATACGCAGCCGGTGTGAAGGTGAGAACGCAAGGCTTCAGAGCCTACTGCCAAGGACGCTATTCAGGCAACGTGAGCGAATATTACACCATCTGGGCGGAGAAAGCCGTGGAGGTTTACAATGACAAGTCTAACAACTAAATAAAACTGAGATGAAGAAGAAAGTTTATATCAGCGGAGCGATAGCCCACTACGACCTTAAAGAGCGTATGGCAACCTTTGACCATGCGGCACGCTATCTCTCCATAAAAGGTTACGAGCCGGTGAACCCATTTGAAAATGGCGTTTCGCAGGATGCTCACTGGATGGAGCACATGAGAGTGGACATTGCCCTGCTTTTGAAGTGTGATTGCATCTATATGCTGCAAGGCTGGGAATTGAGCAAGGGAGCAAAATTGGAACTGGATGTTGCCAGTTCGTGTGGCATTAAAGTGATGTTTGAAGGTCATGAGAACAATGTTCGTGAATACACCTGCTGCCTTTGCGGTAAGCCCCAAATCGGCTATGGAAACAATCCTCATCCATTGAAAGATGAGGGGGAGTGTTGTCCTGAATGTAATTTGAAGGTGTTAAGTGAAAGAATAAGGTTGTCAAAATTGAAATAGATATGGCACAGGAAGTAACCAATTTCGCACGCTTCTATGGCATACTCAAAAAGAGCTACAAGTTTGCCACCAAGGAGCTGGGCGATGAGTTCAAGGAAGGAGTGGTGAGTCAATTCACTAATGGACGTACCACTTCGCTTAGGGAAATGACCCGTAAGGAGTACGACATGATGTGCGACAAGCTCGAAGGTGTTACAACCAAATTGATGCGCACCGCCAAGGACGAGCAGCGCAAGCATCGAAGCCTGTGCTTGAGGTTGATGCAAAAGCTCGGCATCGATACAACAGACTGGACACGCATCAACGCATTTTGCCAGGATCAGCGTATTGCCGGCAAGGTGTTCTCCCAACTAAGTAATGAGGAATTGGAGCAGCTATCGGTGAAGCTCCGCTCCATCCAGCGCAAGGGAGGTCTGAAACCTAAGAAAGAACCGACACCTCCAGCACAGCCACAAGTGGAATACATGATGGTACCAATTGGAAATGGAGGTGAGGCATGAATGAGAAAGTGAAGCGAGTGATGGAATATATTCATGGCATCGCATACAGAGAACTCCAAGGTGACCAGTACATCGAATTTCTTGAGTGTATTGAATACGAGATAGACAAGGAACTGGATGAAGGCGACTGGTCGGAACCAGAAGAAGACGAGTGATAAGCAATCAAAATAATAATCAACAAAAAGTTTACTACAATGGCAAAAAGAGAAAAGAAAGTAATCATTACCGGTGTTACAAGAGAATCAGCCGATGAAGCGTTCGGAGCCTATGCAAAGGCAGACGCACAGAGTGCAAAAATCACGGCAGACATTGAATTGCAGTGTGCCAAGATCCGCGAGAAGTATGCCAACAAGCTGGCAGAACTGGAAGATGAGAAGGAGAAAGCCTTCGCTACCCTTCAGGCTTATGCTACCGAGAACCAGGCAGAGTTGTTCACTAAGAAAAAGAGCCTTGAGATGGCGCATGGCGTTATCGGCTTCCGCACGGGCACACCGAAGCTGAAGACCCTCAAAGGCTTCACATGGGCAAGTGCCCTGCAGCTGGTGAAGGAGTTCCTACCAGGCTATCTGCGACAGACCGAGGAGATAGCCAAGGACAAACTTCTTGCAGACCGCGAGGTGGAGGATATGGTTCCTCAGATGAACAAATGCGGTATCCAAGTGGTGCAGGACGAGACATTTTACGTTGAACCCAAGAAAGAGGATGCTGTATGATACTGGAAGTGGAGAAGAAACCGAAAGTGGCCTTGTGCCGTAAGTGTTACGGCACAGGTCGTCTCCACGACAAGGAGACAGGCAAAGAAAGCACATGTGACCAATGTGAGGGAACGGGCAGAGTAACCGTCAGCGCAAAGATGAGCTATGACATCCGTCCCTATAAACCAAGAGACAGACACTAAAACATTTTATGAGCAAGAGGCGAGGAGCAAGCTATCAGAAACGTGTCACCGACATAAATAGGATATACGACCAACATGCCAAAAGCGGAATCAGCAACCGCGAGATATGGCGAAGGTACGTGTATCCTGTTTATGGTATATGTGAGCGTACCTTCTACAACCTCCTTAATGCCTCTTGTGACCCTAAGAACGAAGTGCCACAAGAGGCACAGACGTTTCTAAAATTCGACTTTGACGATGAACCAGGACATACAGAAAATTATCCGCAATATCCTAAACGACATTAGGGTGGAGATGGGCGACGAGTTCGACAGGAACTTCGAGCGGCAGGCTTTCTTCAGCGAGGCATGGCAGCGCAGGAAAAGCCCCACACGGCCGGGCGGTTCCATACTGATAGACACCGGCACCCTCCGCCAGAGCATATCCAGCCGAACCACCGAGAACAGCATCACGTTCTTCACCACGCTGCCGTATGCGGCCATACACAACGACGGAGGGGAGATAAAGGTGACTAAGAAGATGAAGCGCTTCTTCTGGGCAAAGTATTACGAGACCTCAGGAGCGTTCGGCCGCAAGAAGAACGGCGAGTGGCGCAACGACAAGCGCACCGTCCAGTTGAGCACTGAGGCCGAATTCTGGAAGTACATGGCGCTGATGAAAGAGGGCAAGAGCATCAAGATACCGCGCAGGCGTTTCCTGGGCGTGTCACCCGAAGTGGAAAAGGCCGTCCGAGACATCGTGGAGGAGAACATCACCGAATACTTTAATGTGGAATTTGAAATCAAGCGAAAATGAGAAAAGAACTTTATAACCTCCTTTGCAGGGAACTCGGAGCGATAGCGGAAATAAAGCACATCGACCTGTGGAACCGCAACGTGGAGTTCATCGAGCAGGAAGAAGGGTGGGAGAGACCTGCCGTGTTCGTGGAGTTCGGCCCGATACAGTGGAAACCGATAGTGAACGGAGTGGAATACCGTGCCGAGCCACAGATAACCCTCCACATTGTCACCGACTGGGCAGGCGCTGCCAGTGAGGGCAGTCCGTTCAAGGAAGATGCGCTGGAGGTGTTCGACCTGCCCGACAGAATCCACAGGAGGCTTGCCAACCTGGAGGGCGAAACCTTCGGAGAACTTGACCTTGCGCAGAGCATCACCAACCATGACCACGAGGACATCGTGGAGACCATAGAGGTATATCAGTATGTCGCCATAAAACGGCTCTGATTTGCCCCGTATCAAACAGAAAGAGCGTTCCCGGCTGATTGCTTGGAACGCTCTTATTATGTTGTCAGAATTGAATTATAACACCGTCAGGCGGCATCGGTGAACAGCATCATGTCCGTGTAGTGCGAGCTGTAGTTCACGGTGGCGTTGAACTCCACTTTGTGACAGTTTCTGAATGGGTTGCCCACGGTCGGATTCCTGCCCATCCACTCGCAAAGCTCGATGATGGACGACTTGTTAGAAGTGAAGTAAACGAAACGATGACCGGCAAGAATGGTCAGCACATCAAGGTAATCTGACAGCCTCCAGTACATATTATATGTACCCACATCGGTGGAGAGATACGGCGGATCGACAAGGAACACCACATTCGGCACGTCCTTGTATCGGGCGAACAACTCCTTGTAGTCGCACGACACAACAGTGATGCCTTCCAGATAATCATCGCAAGCGGGATAGTCAGACTTGCGTATGTTGTTGTAGAGTGCCTCCTTCCTCATTTCAGGAATGCTCATCTTGTACTTCATGGAGAACATCAGTCCTGCGGAAATGGTGATGAAGTCAATGTACCCGACCTCACGCTCCTCCTGCTCCAGTCGGGCGAATATACGGTCGCGCAGCTCGCCACGGATGCAGCTGTGCTTGGGTATGCCCTCCGCCTCCACCATTTTGCGCAGGTCAGCCAAAAGGCGGTTGGTCTGCGGGATATGCTGTAGGCGGTTGCGGTAGCCGTCGAAGTCGTTGTATATGACTGTGGCATTTGGCTTCTGGCACTTGGTGATGTGCGACAGCAGACCTGAACCGCCGAACAAATCCACGAATACCGTGTCCTCCGGATATTGCTTCAGAACCTTGATGAACTCACGCGCGAACATGCGCTTCTGTCCCACGAAAGGGAGCGGTGCCGATAAATACTGTTTTTTCATGTTTTATACGTTCAGTTCAAATTTCACGTTCTCGTTCCCGTCGAGCAGTTGTATGGTGTGTTCGATGTTGTTCTCGTAGATATGCACATTCGCAAGGTTCAGCGTGATGGACTTCAACGGGAGGTCAATCTGCCGAGCCATAAGGTAGAGATGGTAGATGTCCGCAGGCAAGCCGAGGTTCGCGTCTGAGCTGCGCTGGTAAGCCGACACAACCAGTTCGCCGTTCTCTATCTGGAACTGGACGAGCGACAGGCACGGAGCCTGGTTTGTCTCCGCATCGGTGGAACCAAGGAACAGCACATAATTCTTGCTGTTGCGTTTTTCCCGGTTGATTCTTGCAATGAGTGGCGGCAACTTTTCAAAATAGGTGGGGTAGGAGTTTACGAGAATGGCACCGCAGTAGTCCCACCAGTTGATGCCCACCTCGCGGTACTTCTCCACGTTGCGTTCACCCTGCATGAAAAGCTGCAGCTCATTCCTTAACTTCTTGCGTGCGATACCGTGCCCCTCGAAGATGTCGAGCAGGTCGGCAGGGGAGAGCACCAGCCTCTCGTTGAGCAGATAGCGTATGCTCCCCTTCTTGTTTTGTTGGCACTTGCCCTCGGCAAGCACTTTCTGTAAAATTTGATGGTATTTGTTCATGACCGTTTTGATTTTGAAAACGGTGCAAAGGTAACACGGCAGCACCTCTCCCTAACCAACAAGCCACCACGTTACACTGCAAGCAGGTTGCAGTCGGTTTTGAAACGGCGTATGAGGTTATAGACCTTGCGCTCGCTGACGGCATACTCCGTGGCGAGCCTTGCCACGATATAGGACACCTTCTCGCCCTGTGCGGAAAGCGTGCGGTATTCATTAAAAAGGTCGATGTATTGCACATCGTCCAGTCTGATTCCTGCCTTTTGGAAGTAAATCAGCAGTTCCCTGTTCAAATTAAGTATCTCTATCAGTTTCATTTTCAGAAAAATTTAGTACTTTTGCATCGTCTCACTTATTCAGCGCAATCGCGCACAACAAAAATAAACCTCTTACTGGCGAACGAGGGTATATGCCCCCGGTCGTGCCGGTAAGAGGTATCGTTGTGTTAATGAGTAAGTGAGACGACTAATTAACAGGCCGGGGGCTTTTTTATTTCCCTCCCCCGAAGGGATTGTTCTTAGTCTCGGTATAACTCCAAATTGAAATTATCCTTGCTCTTCCATCCGTCAGCCAGTGTGTCCTGGATATGCTGCATGGCTTTGGTATAGAAGTCCGTCAGTTCTTCGATGGTGCTGAACGTGTGATAGTATGGCACATCGTCTGTTCCGAACTTGAACGTGACTGGCAATGTCTTGCCGTCAGACTGCACAGCCAAGTCGTATGCCACCTTGTAGTTGAACTGGTTCTCGTTAGAGAGCCACACGCTCATGCCGTTCCACACGAAGCCAGAAAGTATGGTCTCGTTCGTGCGGTCGTTGAACCATTCCGACACCATGGTCTTGATGGTATCCTCAGATGGCTTTCCGTTGAACTCCGCCTCCATATAGTCAGCAGATCCATCCTCGTTGTTATGCACGTCCCAGCGGACGCGCCATTTTCCTTTGACGGGGTTGGTGCATTCAAGCAGCTTTACCCCTTGTGCTCCGTTTACTCTGTTCATCATGTGAAAATGTACTTTGTTCTACCTTTGCCGAAGGTTTCCGCCTTGATGGTGGTCTCGAATGGGAAGCCGTCTGGCATTTCACTCACTTGCTGGAGAATGTTTTTCATCTCCTCGCTGTTGGTGAAAAATTTCTTTGGCTCGCCGTTCTGCTCGATGGACACGACACAGCGGTCTTCGCCCTGGCTGGTTTTGACTCCGACCTCGAAGTCTTTTACCACGATGGGCAGGTTCACCAACTCGCGGATGCTTACCACGGCACCCGCAAATCGCTTCTTGCCGTCCTCTGGCTTGTAAGCGACATTCAAATCCTTAAATGATTTCATTTTTTTGCCTGTTAATTTATAAAACAAATTTCGGCAGCAAGCGTGCTTGGCCATTCCGTAGAATGACGCAATCAGTTCTCGCCGTCTCTTTCTTGACTTGACTTTGTGTAGTTTCCTTGCATACTTCTTCTTGACGCGCTTGCGCAGTAGTGAGTATGATCCGTTGAATGTCACATACCCCAAGAAGTCGATTCCTTGCGCTGATGGGAATACCCTTTCGTTCTTCTTGATTTCAAGGTCAATTTTTTCGACTTGCTCATGTACAATGCCGTGTGCCAGCCAATTTTCTTGCTTGTTGCCACAGAGCACTCTACCGTCATCGCAATAACGGTAGAAATGGCGGATGCCGTATTTGTCCTTCAGATAATGGTCAAGGTACTCGGACAACAAGAGGTTGCCAGAAGCCTGTGAGCTTCGCAACCCGAAACTGATACCCTCCGGCAGAAGATGAAGAAAATGATCCAGGAGCGACAGCAGGATTTTGTCTTTGAATACTCTGCGGTAGCACCACATGACAAACTCAGGCTTAGTATTGTCATAGAAATGCTTGATGTCGAACTCGTAGCAGTAGCGTGTGCCTTCGGGGTCACGTTCCATGTCCAATTGCATGCACTTGCGGAGATCATGTGTGCCACGCTTCTTGATACTTGCTCCAGTCGTCCTGATGAAACGCTTGTGCAGATGTTGGTCCACCACGTTCATCACGGCATACACTGCGATGCGGTCGTACATGGAAATAATCTGCAGGTGTCTTACTTTGCCATTCTCACAGATGATGCGTTCATGATAATTGCCGAGCCGAAAGGAACCATCGGCAAGTTTTGCAGTCAGTTCTGCAATCACCTCCTCGCGGTGTGCGAGCAGATAGCGTCCTTGACGGCATCTCTTTCGCTTTGTCCCACGCAGTACACGGTCAAACGCCTCCGACATATTGCCGTAGGACGTTATCTCTTGCATGATATAGCCTTCTCTGTGCATGGTCTTCTTTTTATGATGGAAGATAAGGGCCTTCCTTTCCCCGGGCCAAACTTCTTCGAATCGTTACCGACCTACCAAACTCTATTGCCCGACACTTGATGTTTCAGCTTTCCACCTTGAATATAGGTGCTTTTGCTGTGGCTCGTTTCCCTCGGCTCCACATTAGGGACACGTCCCCATCGTTGTACGCCGATTAGTTAGATTTCCAGGCGCGAGCCGACATTCGCATTCGCATTCGAGGCATCGTTATTCGCATTCGCATTCGAGACACCGCCATTCGCGTTCGCATTGTTGTACCCGCGATAGACCACACGGCCTATGGGAAACTCTACCAGTTTGCAAAGTTACTCATTCTCTGTGCAAAAGATGAATGAATATTACACAATGAGCCAAAATAACATTGCAATGAAGCCCCCGAGCACTGTGCAAGCCCAGTCAATCCAGTCCCAAGGACAGCCGTGAAGTTTGTCTTTGAGTTCGAGGCATGAGGCTGCGATGATGGCTGAATAGATAGCCGTCCATGGTGACAAGGCACACAGACCGGCCAATAAACCGCCGATGAGATGCTTGTAGCGGTTGCTTTTCTTAAGAAATGAGATAATTTTGTTCATATCTTGATGTGTTTTGAAAAATTGTTATTACCTTTGCACCAAAGCATTGAGGGAATGGCCGAACTGCGTAACAAGCTAAGAGGTCGCCTGAGATGCTTTTATTCGTTTATATTGTTGATGGAATAGCAAATGTATTTCACAATAATACGCCCATCGTTTCTTCTGTGCGTTTCTCGCCCGATATTCAACCTTACGCTTTGTCCATCTGCAGTCGTAGCCTTGAAATAGTAGAAGTAATCAAATGGATTGTTGTGTGTAGGGTCGTGTGCTGCTTCATCCAAATATATGGCATTATCAAGCATGATGTCCATGTCTTTTAATTCATCGGCACTCACACGGCGAGTTCTGGCCATTGTATCAGAATACAAATGCTTGTTTCCTTTCTTGTCAAATCCGACTTTTATATTGTTTCCATTCGGTAATTGCTTCTGGACTTTTTTATCAAGCAGTGGAGCCATTTCTTTATCTATATAATGTTTACGTAAGATTGCAGCTTGTGTCTTTTCACGATTGCCAACGCATTCATGAAGAAAACGACAAGCGGCACATAACTCATTGTCCGGCACGAAAGTCAGTTTCAACTTTCCCTTAGCGACATCGCAGTCACGACACTGGCGAATAGTGTAGGGGTTGTAGTCGGGTACGGTCTTGTCTTCCTTTCCTGGATTGAAATGGAAGATACCCTTTGTGTCACGCTGAAGAGCTTCTTCGCCCAATGCCATAGCCTCATTGTGGGGTGTGACAGGATATTTCGACCTGCGAACCTGTACTACGGTACAGCGGCAGTTCCAGCCGTTGGGCGGATAGTACTCCTCCCAGAACGGGTCAGAGGGTGGAAGCGTCACTCCGTTAAGCGCAGCGTGTTCCGGGCGCACCTTGCCATCGCCAGCCGTGCGGTACTGAAGGTTGTATCGGTCGCCGTCCTCCGAGAACCGCTCCCATTTGGCAGCCATCTCCGCAGACGACTGCACGAAGTTGTACTCCGCACGGAGGTAGTTGGAGTTGTAGGTCTTGTCTATCTTTCTAACATCATTCAAAAAGGCTTCGAATGTCTTTCTATTGCCGTTAGAATCCAGCAAGGACGGGAACGCCTCGTTCAACTCATGGAATGTTTTCATGCCGGAGAATATGTAGTCCGACCGCTGGAGCCGCTTGCGCATGGCATCGGACATCTCCACCTTTTTGAAAGTGGAGTCCAGCACACCGGCATGGGCATCGATGAACTTCTGGATTTTCGGCTCGGCCAGCACCTCAATGCGGAACTGCGATCCCTCCAACGAGTAGAGCGTGCGCATCATGCCGTCGAACAGTTCGGAGAGCTGCTTGCGTATCTCCTCCTCACGCTCCTTTGACAGCGACAAAGTCTGCGGCCCATCGCCTAACAGTTGGGCGTAGCGTCGGTGCAGCCCCAGGTAATCACTGGGGCTCAGTCGAAAAAACCGCCGTGAATGTTCTGCTGCCGTTTCTTCTTGTTCTTGTCGTCCGGCTCTTTGTTGCCCTCGTCGTCATCATCGTCACCGCCAGCCTGGAGCATGGGTGTGGCGTTGCGCCGTTCACCCACAGGCATGCTGTACTTTTCCGCAAAGTACATCGGGTCCACCTCGTAGCGGTCGGCAATCATCGTCTCGTATGCCACCTGCTGCTCCGGCGTGTAATCGACAGCATCGTCCCACTCGAAGCGCAGCCCCTTGACAGGGAAACCGTGCTTCACCATGCGAGGGATAAGCTGGTTGTTGACGATGTCGCGCAGCATGGTGCAGTCGCTCTCCACCAGGTTCTCGAATACCTCCAAATGTGTTTCCGACTGCGAGAGGCTGCTGCCGTCCTCGATGGTCATAGTCTGCCCGATGATAAGCTTTGACAGTTCCGAGTTGGCGCGATCAATGCGCTTGTCATAGACATTGAAGGCATCGCCCTTGCCACTCTCTACAAATTCAATCTCCGTGTCCTGCCCTGCCACCATGTACTGGCTTGCTCCGGCACCCTTGAGCATCTGTTCAAGTCGTCCAATCTCCTTGGGGTCGCGTGAGGTGGTGCGTGCAATACGCATCGGCATACCGAAAATCTCGCCGAAGGAATCCCAGAATGCCAACATGTTTTTCTTCGGAATGGTCTGCGTGGCAGCCTTCAGATACAGTCCGAGGTCGTCAGGCCGTCCGGCTTCAATGAGCCAATCTGTGAAAGGTGCGGAGCGGTAGTCTATGCCCGTAGTCCAGTCCTGCCCGAGCTGTTGAATCACACGGCCGTATTCCGGAATGACATGCTTCCGTGGAATGAGCTTCACATCCGTATAGCAAGGACATCCGTCGCCATCGGTGGTGAGGTCGCCAAGTTCGATGAGCGAGTGTCCCCAAAGATTGGCGGCAAGCGCGTATTCGAGCATTTGCTTGAACCAAGCCTGGTCGAAATAGTGGTGTGCCTCCTCGTTCTCATTACCCTTTGCATCGACCAGTTTGAAGGACTTCGCCATGACGAATCCTACACGCTGGCGAACACAGCCCGATAGGTGAAGGTCAATATCCACATCGCGGTATATGTCGTAGAGACGTTGGCGGTTCGGGCTGTCCACATTTATAGCCATCTGCCAGGCGTTGCGCCAGCCGGCAATGTCCCTGCGTGTAAGCGCATCGGTGGTGCGTTTCAGTTCGATGACCATCTTCTTTATGCGCTTGCGGTCAGACGACTTCGCAAGGTTGAAGTCCCCGTTTGGCGTGTGCAGTATATTTTGACTGCCACCTCCGAACATACCGCTGAAAAAGTTCTTTATATCCATAGCGTTACCAGTTATGTCGTAATTGTTTCTGTGAACCGAATATGAGCAGGTCGCCAGTCGGTGTGCCGTCCTCGTCGATGGCGAGCGGCAGGTCGGGGATGATTTTCCCGGCTTGCACGCCTTCCAGCCACTTTATGGCACGCTCGTAGCGCTCCTTGCGTATTTCGCTGCCCATCTTTTGGGGCATAGCGGCAATCATGTGATAGAGCGCAATGTCGGCGGCATACATTACCACCAAACGGTTGCGGTTTTCGCCTTCAGCCGAGAACACCGCTTCCGTGTCGTATTTTGGTCTGAGGTAGCCGGCAATCTCCTCGCAAGCCTCCAGTTCCGCATTGTCGCGTATCTCCTGCGATGCCTGCGACACGACCTTCAGCGCATTTTCGCCTATGACCACTCTGTAGTCCTCTTCCGTGATAAACATAGTAAGCCTCCTTCCTAATGCGTCACATAAATGGCACGACGCTCGATGTCGGCAACCTTTACACCCTTACGGAAGCGGTGCTTGGCAACCAGTTCGCGGATGGTGCGTTTCGGTACGACCTTCAGCGAGCCGTTCATGTAAATCACATAATACTTCATGCCAAGCAGCTTTGAGAGCTTGTTGGCTTTCTTGATGGCACGCTTGCACTGCCATCCCCAGATAATGTCCTTTATTACTTGTATCATTGTTACCAAATGTTTTTGGCGGTCGGTCTTTTGCCGAACACCGGTTTTAAACTTTCCTGTCTTGTATTGCGCTGGAGTATCCATATAGCGCCTTCATCAGCGTCAGGCGCATCGTCATGCACACGGCTGCCACGCTCCAACGCCAACGTCTGTTCTATGCCCACCTGCATATCGGGGTCTTCCTTCTTGCGCTCGTTGTACCAGACAAAGCCACGTTCCCAAAGAGGACTGACCGCCTCGATACGCTGGATTTTGTCTGGCTTCTTTCGCTTGTCGGGCATGATGGGCAGCTGGTAGCCACGCAGCTCACCTTCCACGGCAAATTCGTCCAAAATCACATCCTGCATGAAGTTCGCTTCCATGAAGAACTGAATAGCCACCGTGTCGCGTGTACGCTCGTAGAGGTCATATAGCCATCGAACCATCTCGCTGACTGTCGCCTGGCGCACGAAACTGTCTATGAGATGCAGTTCCGAACCAATCTTTCCCCAAACGCGGCTCGCCTTGTAGTCGTTGGAGGTTGTCGATTTGAACGACGGGTCGGTATAGCACACAATCATGTCGTACTTTTCGAGCTTTGGCAAACGCTTGTATCGAATCCAATCCGCACGGAAGATCGTACCATCCACGATAGGGTTGTGCATCATCTCCTTCTCCCAGGCACGATAGCCCACGAAGTCGCGGTAAGCCTGCGCCTCCTCTTTGGTCCATTTCTCTTTCCATACCGGTTCTCCGTTACGATCGACCGCTACGATTTTAGAAAGGAACACTCCATTTGTACGTGAGAGATTGTAGAGCACAGAGTTCTTGCTGATGAGGTTGCCCACCATAATGAAGCGTCCACGACCCACATCAAGCGCACCGAAGAGAGCCTCCTTCACCCAGTCGGTGAGGTCGTGTACGAGTTTATCGTTCTTGCAAAGCTGATCGTCGTCAAGGTCATCGATGACGATGTAGTCAGGACGGGATTCACGGTCACGCAGACCACGAGGCGACTGCCCACGACCGCAGGCAAGGAACTTCACACCGCTCTTTGTCTTGAACTCGCCCTCCTGCCATCCGCCGTCGTTCTTCTGCTGTCCGAAGTCGGCAATGAGACGCTGGTTGTATTCCAGTTCCGCTTGAATATCTCCAAGCAGTCGGTCGGCATTGTCCTCCGACTTCCCGACAACCACCATAAAGTTGATAAGCCGCTTCGGTTGGAACATCAACCAGAGCGGCGTGAATACATCAAGGTGGGTCGATTTGGCGTGACCGCGCGGCCACATGAATACAGCCTTCAAGTCGGGCGTGTTTCGGACCTTGCGTGCAGCTTCGTTGTGGAACGGAGCGTTGTGAATGGTGCGTATGACCTCACCGGTCGTCTTGTCACGCAATTGCAGGAAGTGTGGAAAGTAATACTCGCAGAACGCTGCGTAGTTGTTGAGCAAGCGTTTGATACGCATGTCCCTTTCTACTGGCGTTTCGCTTTTCAGGAGTGACGTGTCCGTAATGGCTTGCACTTGCCGGCATCGCTCTTTCCACTCATCGTATGCCTTTTTCTTTTCCGCTGCTGTTGCCATAGGCTGCCTCCACTATTTTATGCCCATCTGTTCTGTGATGTACATGTCCTGGTACTTGTTGATTACACGCATCAGTTCGGGAGTCACCTCTGGGTCTGTCTGCGAGCGGTACTCCAGCCACTTGGAGAACGCCATGAACACTTCGATGGCATCCACCACATTAGCTTTCTTGTCGAGTTTCTCAATGACCGACGAGAGTTTAGCCAGCTTGTCGCCAAGTCCTGCAATGAGTGCAGGGTCGTCAGACCCATTCACTTGTGTAATGAGTGTGTCGATGGTGAGCAACAGTTTGTTCACCAGTTCAGGGCGTGTGATGTTCTTGGCGGCACGAGCCTCTTTCCACCCCTCGGCTGAGCACCATTTGGATATGGTGACGCGCGACACGTCCACCTTCTCCGCAATCTCCTGCTGCTCCATGCCCGAAAGATAGAGCGTGCGTGCCAGCGATTTCTTTTTTTCAATATCTGCCTTTGTCATGTTGATAAGGTTTTTGTTCACATCAGGGCATACCACGCCCCGATTCCTTCTGCAAAAGTGCCACGATTTCGGTGGCTCTCCAAAAAAGTGTGCAATGGTTTCATAGAAGTGTGCAACCATTGCACACTTTTTTGGCGGACAGACAATTACCTCGTAATATTGCACTGCGAATCGGGCAATGCAGCCCAGAAAACAACAATGATATGAGTAAAGGAAAACGCGTAAGAATAACCAACGATAGCCTGAACAGCTACGGCACAAGAGTGCTGACAGCTGGCATGAATGTGGAGCAGTATCAGCGCAACCCCGTCCTGCTGTATATGCACGAGCGTGGTAATGTGATAGGCTATGTGAAAGACCTGAAGGTGGAGGATGGTGAAGTGACCGGCGAATTGATGTTTGACGAAGCATCCGAACTATCCACACGCTGTAAGAAGCAGTATGAGTTCGGCAGTCTGAAGATGGTGAGCGCAGGGCTTGACATTCTGGAGACAAGTGAGGACCCCGAACTGCTTGTGCAGGGTCAGACCAGTCCTACCGTCACCAAGAGCAAACTGTTTGAGGTTAGCTTGGTGGACATTGGAGCCAATGATGATGCCATCGTGCTGCAGAAGGACGGCAAGAAGATTACTCTCGGCAAGGACAGCGAGTGTCCCTTGCCAATGTTGAACAATAATAATCAAAAACAAATGGAACAGAAACAGTATGCCCTGCAGTTGGGCTTGCCGGAAACGGCGACTGATGCGGAGATCACCGCCAAGCTCAACGAGCTGAATGCCGCTAAGCAAGAGAACGAGAGACTCCAGAAGGAGAAGGAGACCCTCACGCTTGCCAGTATCACTGCCGTCGTGGAGAAAGCAGTCGGCGAGAAGCGTATCGCCACAGACAAGAAGGACGAGTTCATCAACCTCGGCAAGGAAATTGGCCAGGAGAAGTTGGAGCGCATCATCTCTGCCATGTCGCCACAGATGAAGCTCAGTGCCGTTATCGGCCACCAGGGTGGAGCTTCAACCCAGCAGCCTGCCACATACAAGAAACTGAGCGATGTGCCGTCTGCAGAACTCCTGACACTCCGCAAAGAGCAGCCCGAGGAGTATAAGCGACTCTACAAGGAGGAGTACGGCATGGAGTGTGAACTTTAGTACAAACCAATAATACAAAAAGAATGAAAACAATTTTGACCATGATTACGGCTTTGCTGTTCAATGCGTTTACAGGAGCCGTGTTCGGTATGACTTTGGGCGTGTCGCCCGTGGCAGGTGCAGTAGGTGCCAATGCCATCGCATTAGCCGTGAGCGGTGCAATGCCAGTTGGCGTGGCACGCGAGGGCGTGCTGAAGGAGATTTGGACTGGAGAGTTGGTTAAGTCCTTGCGTGAGTTTCTCGCAGGGACTTGGCTTGATGGAATCCCCGACAGTTCAAGCATCGTTGACAATGATGTTATTCACTTGGTGGAGGTTGGCGTTGACCCTGACGTGCTTGTCAACAACACCACCTACCCAATCCCCTTGCAGGCACTTGACGACAAGGACATCGCCATTCAGCTTGACAAGTTCCAGACCAAGGTGACCCCAATCACCGATGATGAGTTGTACGCCATCAGCTACGACAAGATTGCCCGAGTGAAGGAGAGTCATTCAAACGCCATCAACGATGCTAAGTTCGCCAAGGCTGCACATGCGCTCTGCGCTCAGAAGAATACAGCCAAGACCCCAGTGCTGACCACTACCGGCGAACGTGATGCTGCTACAGGTCGTCTCAAGCTGACCGTCAAGGATGTGCTTGCGATGAAGGCAGCCCTCGACAAGTTGGGCGTTCCGACCACCAACCGTCGCCTCGTATTGTGTACCGACCATGTGAACGACCTCTTGGAGACCGATCAGCGTTTTAAGGAGCAGTACAACATCGACCGCAACACCGGCAAGGTGGGTAAGCTCTACGGCTTTGACATTTATGAATTTGCCAATACCCCTTATTACACATCCAATGGAGTGAAGAAGGCAGTCGGTGACAAGGGAGATACCGCAGGTGATTTCCACTGCTCATTTGCATTCTATACACAGCGTGTGTTCAAGGCTACTGGCTCCACCAAGATGTATTGGAGCCCTGCTGAGAACGACCCTGAGTACCAGCGCAACAAGGTGAACTTCCGCCACTACTTCATCTGCATGTTCAAGAAGGCAGATGCAGGTGTTGTAATGACCAGCGGATATAAAGCTGAAGCGTAATGGCGAGAATGAAGTATTTAGTCCTACACTGCACAGCCACCCCTGAAGGCCGTGAGGTAACCTCGAATGAGATACGCCACTGGCACACTGACCCAGTAAGCAAGGGTGGGCGTGGCTGGAAGCAGGTAGGCTATACCGACCTGATACACTTGGATGGCAAGGTGGAACGCCTTGTCGATAACAACGAAGATGCGGAGGTTGATCCGTGGGAAGTGACCAACGGTGCAAAGGGTTACAACAGTGTGAGCCGTCATGTGGTGTATGCCGGTGGCTGCACCAAGGATATGAAGCATCCCAAGGACACGCGCACCCCTGCGCAGATGAAGGCGATGACCGACTATGTGCGGAACTTCCATCAGCGTTTTCCGCAGATCAAGATTGTAGGTCATTGCGACCTTCCAGGCGTAAATAAAGCCTGCCCAGCCTTCGATGTAGCCAAGTGGCTCAAGTCAATAGGAATATACCAACAGTAAAAATATGGATGGCATGAATATCAGCGAAGTCCTGAACATCCTCCTTGGCGGAGGTCTGGTGGCTACCATTGTTGCAATATGCACGCTGCGGGCTACCATAAGGAAAGCGAAAGCGGAATCGATGAAGGCGGAAGCCGATGCCGAGACGGTGCGTATGGACAACGCCGAGCATGCCACCCGTATCTTGGTAGAGAACATCGTGAAACCATTGAAGGAAGAACTCAATGAGACAAGAAGATACCTCGAAGCCTCGAAACGCGAGATGGCGCGTCTTCGGAAGGCTATCGACACTGCGAACAGTTGCAAGCATCATGATGATTGCCCTGTTCTTGTCGGGCTGCGCGACAAGCCGAAAAGCGAGCGTGGCAACGGAGGAAAGCGTGAAACAAGTATCCGCGGACACCCTCCAGAGCGAGGTGCGTCAGACATGGACGGAGACAGTACCACAGGAGGAAGCCAAGCTGGAAATACCTCTGGCGGAACTGACTAACCTGCCCGAAAAGGCAGAGTACCGAGCCAAGAACGGACGAGCCAGCGCAACCGTGCAGAACAAAGGTGGCATCATCGTGGTGTATGCCACTTGCGACAGTCTGCAACGCCAGTGCGAGTACTATGAGCGCCAGATGGCGAGCTACAAGAAAGCATTGGAGCAGCAGAAGAATGAAGCCAGAACGGATAAGGAACGCAGTTCAAATCCGTGGAAGATGCTTCTCATCGCCTTTATTGTCGGAGTGGCGACCGGCACAGTATTAACAATCATAACAAGAAAAATATGGCAGAAAGTAAGAAATTCATGTACGGCATCGGTGTCGTAAAGTTTGGTGACAAGACAGTCGGCTATATAGAGAAGGGCAGCTGGGACTGGGGTGGAGCCAAGCCCGAGAAAGTGGATGTGGATGCCGAGCAGGTGCCCGGTGCCCCCGTGCTGACTCTTGTCACGAAGAACGGCACTATAGCCCCCACGTTCAACCTCATACAGCTGGACTACGAGAACCTCCAACTCGCCCTTGGTGGAACGCTTGTCGGCACGCAAGGAGCCTATACCGGTTGGAAAGCCCCGACCGACCTTGTGGAACTCCGTGACAAGTGTGAGATTCAGCTGAAGAGCGGTCAGACCGTGACGATACCGAGTGCCACCCTTATGGCCAACCTTGGTGGCAAGCTCACCCTGACCGAAGTCTCCAAGATAGAGTGTCAGTTGACGGTGAACGCGCCAGACGACGGCAGTGCTCCCTATGATGTGGCCGACACTAAACCAGGGGAGTAGCGTATGAACCGAGCACTCGAAAAAGAAGCGGCGGAGGCACTCCTTGACAGGGGTGTCTCCGTGCCGTTTAAGGACATACGACTGCCGTTCCGCAAGAAACCGCTGAAGGTGCGCGTCACCATGAAACGCCCCACGTTGGCAGGGCAGATAGAAATCGGCCGGCAGTACCTGGAGATGGACATAACGGCAGAAGAGGTGCGGACTATGCCTAAGCTGGGGCAGATGCGTTTCATTGCCAAACACGGCAAATGCCTGTCGCGCATTATCGCCTACACCGTGTGCAGGGGATATATATCCCGCCATCTGCTTGTGGGGCTGACCGCATGGCTCGTGCGCAACTTTGTGGCGTACCGGTACCAGGTGGCCGCCACCGAGCAGTTCGAGCGGCTGATGGGCACAGACCCTTTTATGAGTATTATCAGATCCGCGGAACGGACGAACCCGATGAAGCTGAGACTGAGCCAAGGAAAGAAGGGGAGTTAAGGACCGAGTATGAAGGTTCCCATAGCCCTTTCGGATTCGTGTGGCAGATAGCCAGCGCCACAGGCTGGAGCGTGGACTACATACTCCACGGCGTGAACTACCAGACCCTCATCATGATGCTGTGCGATGCCCCACGTTACATCAAGAAGAAAGCAGGCAGACCCGACAGCGGCAAGACCGCCGAGGAGGAAGCCGAAGACATAGCAGGATTTTTCCAAAGTAAACTGAATTGAAAGCATGAGCAAGCCCGTAGAGATAGAGTTCCTGATGAAGGACAAACTGAGTGACGGTATCGACAATGCCAACGCGCATATCGACACCCTCATCTATAATGCCAAGAAAGCGGCCGAGCTGGTGAACGCCAAGATAGCCGAGCAGCACAAGGTCATTGACGGCGTGGCCGCAGACCTCAGCCGTATGGAGAGGCAGCTTGCAGGCATGAAACCAGGTACCGCCCAGAAGGAACTCGCCGCCGATGTCATTGCTTGCCGTAAGGTGCTGGACGAGGAGCGGAACACCCTCGTCTATCTGGAGAAACAACACCGCCAGGCGGAAAAGGCTGTGTCCGACTTAGAGAAGGAGCATGGCAAGCTCTCCGAGTCCAGCACCACGGCGGCTGTGGCGCAGAAGACCCTTGCCGAGCGTATCGCCGAGAGCAAGGACTTGGTGAAGTACACCACGTCCTGTATCAAGGAGCTGGAGAAAGCCTACAAGAACGCAGCCCCCGGTAACGCCCAGTCCGCAGCCCTTGCCGAACTCAACGCCGCCAAGAAAGCGTTAGAGGAAGAGAAGCTGATACTCGCCAGCCTCACACGCGAGCAGGAGGAAAACCGGGAGAGCAACAAGCGTCTGGCCATGCAGTTGCGCGAGTTGCAGAACGCGATGGCCAAGATGCGTCTGGAAGGGAAGCAGGACACGGAAGAGTACCGCGAGATGGCGGAGAAGGCAGCCCTGCTGTCCGATACCATCGCCGACCTCCATACCCAGACCAAGATACTCTCCAACGATGATGCCAACCTGCAGGGCTTCATGTCCGGCATCAGCGGTCTGTCCGGCATGTTCACCGCCGCCACCGGTGCCGTGTCCCTGTTCGCCTCCGAAAACGAGAACCTTGCCAAGATACAGGCGAGGGTGCAGTCCGTCATGGCCGTCACGATGGGTCTGCAGCAGGTGTTCAACACCCTGAACAAAGACTCCGCATTCCGACTGGTGACGGTGGTGAAGATGAAGAACCTGCTGACGGCGGCCAACACAAGGCTGGCGGCA